GTGGGTTTAACGCCCATTACTGGTGCTATGGTGTCAGTATCCAGCGCGCGTGGAGCTGCAGTTTTACAGCTGTATCACAGGGTCAAAGACGAAGAAGCCGACCGTCTGGCTGAGTTATTTGGACCTGTACACAATCCTAAGTTTGGAGCCTACCGTCGAGACAACCTTTGGGAAAACCTGCGCCGTTTGGGCGACAAGGCTTTTGGTGGGGGTCGTTGGTTACCATAGAGAACGTGCCTACGGGGCGCTGAAGCTGGTCTATCGTGGACTGCTGAAGTTGCTGCCCAGGACGGGATCTTTGACCAGCATGCGGTACGAGGTGCTAAGATTCACTTACGGTTCCCAGGCGGTGACCGTGTTTCCACAGTGGATCTGGAGCGCCTGTACTCGTGCAAAATTGTCGCTGAATTTGGGAATTTGGCGTACTATGTGAGTGGCGATGGTCTTCCTGAACTCAAGCAGTTCAGTGCAGGGTCGAATTTGAGCTTTATCGGCAAATGTCTCAACTTCTATCTGTGGGGCCAAACGTTCTACACGATTGACGCACCTTTAGTCAACAGTTCTCCAACGAGTGCATTCACCGATGCTTGTGTATCCATTGCTGATAGCGTTGGGATTCTTCCGTACTCCGCCGGTCGGCTCTTAACAGGGCCGATTGTTGCGGTGCCTCAGGACCTAGTCCAAGAACTGTACCCAAAGGCTGCTGGGCGTGAGCGCACACCGGAATTGCTCCGGTCCCTGATGCGCCACTCCGAAGTCATCGTCGCTCGCTCTCCTCTTGTCCACCCCAGTTGTCGGGGTGTCGTTGCTGCAAAATTAGCCTTTGTGGTGATGGCGTTTAACGACAGGGCAGAGGTTGAAATGTACAAGTCCCTGATCCCCGGTTCGCTGAGGATCAACGAAGCAGCAAAGAGAGCCTTTGGACCCCCTCCTAGTGGTGGGACGGGATTCCGTGGGGCTTTCCTCTGCGCATGCCTGGCAATGGTTGCCTACCGCAACCGGGCTGCTGTGGAGAAGCTGCTAAGTAGGCTGTACCTGAAGGTGAAGAGGTCACTCAAACGTGGCTCCGTTTTCCTGATGGACAGTCATGCGGGCTCCTTGCCCGAATTCAGTGGCTGGTACTCGCACGTCACAGTGCAGACGTGGAACTGGTTCAAATGCAATCCTGGGTGGAGATTCGTCACCTCCGGGCTCTTGTATTTTATCCAAAACCCACTTACCAGTTTGGATTTGCGTCCAGGTCGATTCCCATGGGGCATTGACCCTCTAGATTTGTTCCCACCGAGCGATCTGGAACCGGGCGCTATCCCGTTGGCCTTTTCGGTCGCAAACAGCAGCTCTTCCCAGCTGAATCATCCGCCAGGTACGGAGGCCGGTTTTACACCGGCAAGTTCCTCTGGTGGTGATGTCAGGCATGAGCCTTATACTATGGGTCGTTTCGACGGCCCGGATGTTACGGGTCCATTGTGCGCAGCATCGTCTGGGAAGCTAGGTAAGCTTGCTCACCAGCCATGGTCGAGCAGGGCTGCTGCCGTTGCTTACATCTGCTTTTGGGGCGCTATGGAGGAGCACCTGAAGCGGAAGAGCCTCGGACTGGAATTAAGCATGATCGGTTTCGAAGCCTACTGCCATGGCTGGCGGAGGTATTGGCCGACAGCCTTGATGCATCTAACTGCAACGAGGCTGCCCATCATGCAGGGTATGTTCCTGCACGCACTTTGGAATCTCCAAGCAACCGCACATCTATTGAGTAACGACAATGGGTGTGTCTCGCCAGTGAGGAATTTCGATGTGTGTGTTGATGAGTACCAACTGAGAGAGAACGAGGAAGTCGTAGGTAGGAACGAAATCCATCACTCACTCGGTCTCCCTCTCTCCGGACGGCTGGCTTGCCGTAAGCCAGGTCGATCGTGGTATTGGTTCGCCATTGCCATAGAGGGGGTGGAGGTAACCCAATATCGCTCTTGCGTGTGTAATGAGCGTGCCGCAATCATGTCGAGAGTGACAGCGGTCGACAATCACGCAAACCCTATTTGGACAGATTGGTGGTCCAAAGCCAGGAAGGTCGGAGTGGTAACCGTACCTGAATGGGAAAGTTGGTTGAAACACTTACCCTCACGGGCTCGTGCTCTTGTTGAGAAGACACAGTCTGAGTCAGTGGTTGACTCGTGGGGTCAGGTGGGGAAGTGTTTTGTGAAACGGGAGAAGGCCGTCACTTCAATCAATGGAAGACCAATAAAGCAGCAGGCAGCACCGCGCCTAATTCAAGGGAGGTCAGTAGAGGTCAAAATTGCGACCGGTCCATTTACGTGGGCTTACAGCAAAAGGCTAGCTCAAATCTACAATACCGATGGACTTTACTTGTATGCAGGCGGTTGTTCGGCGGAACAGCTTGGAACTTTCTTTGCGGAAGTACCAGGCCGTGTGGCGAAACCGAATTGTCAGTGGTATGCTGTTGATGCAGTGCGTTGGGATCGTTCTTTTGGTCCAACACCCATGAAATGTCTCTATGCGGAGTACAAGAAGTGTGGTGCACCAGAGGATTGTCTCGTAGCACTTCGGGGACGTGACAAGAAGCGTAAAGGCAGAACTCAGAATGGATGGCACTTTTCTAGGTTCGGCCAGGTATCATCTGGAGATGGCGACACCACCGGCGGCAATACGAGAGCTCACCTCGTGCTACTGGAGGCGTGTCCAGCAGTGGAAGCAGCTGTGGCGGCCGGTGACGACGGCCTCGTCTACACCAATGATATCAACGCAGTCTTACGACAATACGAAACCGGAGGCTTCCAGCCCAAATTGTCAGACGAGCTGGACTTCTGCAGTGCTGTATTCTGGCCCACAACGGATGGGCCAGTCTTGGGTCCCAAGGTTGGGAGAGTTCTAGGGAAGACATTCTTTTGCGGAAAACCATTCCACGACTACTTACCATGGTTGCGGGGTGTGTGTCTTTCATTGCTGAAATCGTGCTCTTTCATCCCAATCTTGAGGATCCTCGTGCCCCACCTTCTTGCCCTTGCTGGGACAGGTAAAGTGTGGAGGGACGACCACTACCAGTACAAATCGTTGGCGGCAAGGCCGCACGAGTGCTGTGACGAGACTTGGATATATTTCTACCAACGATATGGCTTGCACGAGTCGGATGTGCTTGAAATGGAGGAGGAAATATCCAAGACTACCATCGAGTCGGTCCTTAGTGGCAATCGGTGGGTCGCGTTGGTGGGCCGCGACATCGTCGGCACGGGATTCGTCACGTGAACCACCCGACACCAAAGTTGGACAATTGTAATGATAGACGCAATTGAAAAGGGCTTGTAACCTTTACTTCATCCATAGCATGCGAACCCCTTCTAATAGTTCGTGAAAATCAATCTTCGCCGAAACGGATTAGACCAAGTGGTCAC